TATTAATGATAATAGTATATAATAATAATAATAGTAATTAATCTAATATGACATTGACGGCGGATAAAATCCTTACAAACTACGAGAAACATCTTAAAATAGTAGACACTTACATAGGTGATAGGAAGGATAAAGTAAAGAAGCTTATAGAACACATAGGTGAAACCTACATTATGGCACCTGCTAGTTCTAAAACTTGGCATCATAATGCTATTCCCGGTGGGTACGTTGACCATGTCAATAGAGTTATAGAGTATTCTATTAAATGCAAGAGGCTTTATGAGGAAATGGGAGGTACTATTGACTTTAGTGATGAAGAGTTAGTGTTTGCCGGTATATTTCACGACTTAGGTAAGCTAGGTGATGGTGATACACATAACTATATACCTCAGACTGATAAATGGAGGCAAGATAAGCTACACGAGATGTATACCTTTAACTCAGAGCTACCTTTTATGCTTATCCCAGACCGTTCCCTATACATACTCCAGAAGTTTGACATAAAAGTAAGCCATAACGAGTTTTTAGGCATTAGACTCCACGATGGAGTGTTCGATAAAGCTAATGAAGCCTACTTCTACAGCCATAACCCTAATTCTAGGATGAAAACCAACATAGTATACGTACTACACATGGCAGACTTCATGGCCTCCAAGGTAGAGTACGATATATGGCTTAAAAACACCGGTGGAGCCACTCAAAAAGTCAAGAAAACCCAAGCCTCAACAGGAAAACGAGTAAATTCCTCACCAGGTCTACAAAACATGCTTAAAAATCTATAGATGGACATTAATCTCACAATATTTTACGTTATAATCGGTATATTAGTTGCGTTACTGATTATTTCTTCATACATTATAAGAAACCTACTAGTAAAGGTAGAGAAATACGAAGATATCACACAAGATCAAGTAAAATACCTTCAGAACATCTCTAACACTATAGGAGAATCAAAGCGACACTTACAAAATCTCGATGACAAGGGGGTCTTTCAGTCAGATGATGAAGTTGGTGAATTTTTTAACCAAATGAAAGAAGTACAGGAGCAACTAAACGACTATATGCTCCCCCAAAACTATGGCAAGGAAGAGAGCGAAAGCTAATTACTTTACAAAAGAGACAGAAGAGTACATAAAAAAATACAACGTATCTACAGATCAGGAATACCGAAACCAGATATTTACTGACCATATATACCTACCCTTTTACAAGTTAGCCGAAAACATCATACACACTTTTAAGTTTTACTATACTGATGTTGATAAAATAGAAGACTTAAAGCACGAAATCGTATCTGTCCTCTTAGAAGAGAAGATAATGAAGTTTGACCCTACTAACGGAGCAAAAGCCTACTCTTATTTTGGAACTATAGTAAAAAGGTGGCTAATAAACTACAATAATAAGAATTATAAGAAGCTTAAACAGATAGGAAGCTTTGCAGACATAGAGGAATCTTATGAAGAAAAATTAGACCTTGACTCTCCTGCTGCTAAATCTCTATCGACCTTCTTAGATGAATGGATAGTGGAATGTTACGATAACTTAGAAGAAATGTTTATTAAGTTAGAAGATCAAAAAATAGCAGACGCCGTACTTACCGTATTTAAAACCAGACACGATTTAGATATATTTAGAAAGAAAGCACTTTATATATACATAAGAGAGATGACTGATTGCGATACACCAAAGCTTACAAAAGTAGTAACAGTCCTAAAAGAAGACTTTAAAAACAAATATCAGCACCTATATGATCTTGGGTATCTTCACAATAAAATTGACTAGGCTATTTATTATAAAACAATATGAGCTTAGACAAAGAAATATTTAAAGGGAAAACACTTTCCGACCTCTTTGGTGAGATATACGATAACTCTAAAGAAACTAAAAGTCAAGTGAAAGGACTTATAGGGGAACTTAAACCTCTTATAGAAAACATTGGCGATGCTACTTTGCTTGTTCCTATGATAAAAGAATACATGGAAATAGGAGTTAAGAACGACGAGCATTTAATTAAATTAGCCACAGTAATACAGAGGATAGAAACAGCAGTTGCTAAGGGAGAAACAGATGAGTTCGATTTATCTGAACTACAAGATCTTATAGAAGAACAGGAACGTCTAGAAAAAGAAGTAGACGACTCACAAAATTTATCAGAAGACCAAGATGCTTAATTTAGGTTTAGGGTTTAACTCAGCACAAGAATATAACCCTATAGATTCAGGTAGAGCAGAAATACCTACACTAGGTAGAGTATATGATATTGTATTAGACGAAAACCACCCAAGCTTTAAGGTAACTAATACTATAGGAGCTATTCGCTACAATTTATTTGATAACGATAATTTTACAGAAGATCCTGATAATTTGTATATAGCATACCCTCTAGACAGTACTGCTAGAACATACCCTCTTAAAAACGAAATAGTAGTAATAAACGCAGGCCCAAGAGAGTCTGCAGATAGAGATGACTCAGAACTAAAAGTATACTATTCATCAGTAATATCGATATGGAACGCCTCTAATCATAATGCTGCACCCCCTAACGACGCTCAGTCTACAGACCTAGGAGAAGGTGTAGAAGAACTAGATAATATAAACATACTGCTTCCCAACTCTGGGGACCACATTATAGACGGTAGATGCGGTAACTCTATAAGACTAGGTGGCTATAAAGGATCTAAAAACGTGCTTACTGATAGTACTAACGACGGTAAACCGTATACAGTTATATCTAACGGGAGACCATTTAATGGAGATATACTTAAAGGTACAGCTGAAGATATAAATAAAGACGATTCTAGTATATATATCACTTCTGATCATATAGTACCTTTAGAACAATCAAGCACTAAGTTAGAATCAAACGTCGATAAAACAGTAATATCGGATAAATATAAAGGAGCTCAGATATTATTAAATTCTAATAGACTAGTATTTAATTCAAAGAAAGACGACATTATTATATCCTCTAAAGAAAGTTTTACTGCATCTGCTAAAGATGTAGGAATAGACGGTAAAGATTATATAAGCCTAGACGCTAAAAAGATATACCTAGGAGCAGGGTCTAAGAATAAAGACACACAGCTAGGATCAGCAGAGCCGGTAATTTTAGGACACAGGTTAGAAGATTTCCTGCAGATTTTAGTAGATGAACTTAAAACTCTATCGGGTAAATTACGTTCTGCTAAAACAGTAGACTTCAAAGCTATCCCAAACTTAAATGGATACGGAGTAAGCCTTAAATTTACAGCCGATATCTTACAGACCTATATTAACCCTAACGGACAATCACCTATAAAATCAAGAAAAACGTTTACTGAATAATGCCTCATTCATTTCTTAAATCAATTAAACTAAACCTAGCACAATATGCCGCTGTTGCTCTTGCTTATGCCGAAGGTATAGCTAGAAGGTATGCTGAAAAGAAGATATTAGAAATACTAGATGAATTAAGAAAGAAGTGCCCTCCCGCTGATGTGCTAAATAAAATGAACAAATCATTAGACAGAGTAGATTCTTTAATATCCTCAGCTAATAGAAGAGCAGGTAAGCTACACAGACTTATAAAATCTTTAAAAATCATTACTAGTATACTAAGGGTACTTATAGATCTACTATCTCACAACCCTCTCCCTACAACACTAGGTATTCCACCAGGCCCTGCAGGAGGAGTAATATTTTCTTTACCTCAGGGAGTAGTTCAAAGTCAATCTGCTAAACTTAAATGGGCTACTGAAACTTTAGAAGACATAGAAAACGAGATCGACAACATAGAAGAGCTGTTAAGAAACTTTGAACTTATATTTGTTCCCTTACAAGCTAAAATACAATTAATAAGAACGCTACTTAATAGATGCGCTGCAGACCCTAATTTAACAGCAGAAGAAAGAGAAGCAATTCTAGAAGGTTCTAACATATCTACTGCTGAAGAAGAAAACTACCTATCAACCAACGGTAGAGTATACCTTATAAAAGTAGTAACAAACCCAACATCACCTTCTATAGCACCACAACGACAAGCAATAGCTTTTGATAACAGAGGAATAGCAGTTCTTACAGGACCTCTTTCTTTTGCTAGCGACTCAAAAGTACTAATAAAAGAATTAAAATTTAGAATAGACAATCAACTTCCATAAACATACTATTTATTAATATGAAACTAGATCAACTTAGAAAAATCATCCGCGAAGAGGTAAGATCAGCCGTAAAGGATGAGTTACAAGAAATGTTAAACGAAGCTGTTAAAGCAGCAAGTAAACCATCAACACAAGAATATAAGCAAGTTAAACAGAAAGACCTTAAGAGAACCTGGTCTACAGGTAGAATGAATACAGGCACAGTTCCTTTAGAAGAGATGCTTAATATGACGCAAAACGAAATGACAGGTGAAGATTATAAAAACGTAATTAACGCTAATTCTTCTATGGTAAAGAAACCTAATTTTGCTTCTAACGTAGCAAGAGATATGGGGTTAGGTGAAAACGCAGGACCAATGCCAGGTATAGATATAAGTAAATTAGACTTTGTGAATAAAGCAAAAGCTATATATGACAAGTCAAACGAAATAAAAGCTAAAGGTCAAGTTAAAATATAATGGCTATAAGCACTAAAAAGATAAACCCGTTAGATAGACAGCCTAGAAAAGCAGTCGGTATTGATATTCCGTTCTCTGCACCAGCTGTTTTTAATTCTACGTTTCAAACCAAAGATGCATTGAAGGTAAACTTAATTAACTTCCTACTCACTAATAGAGGAGAAAGACCTTTAAACCCTA